TCCGATGAGCGAATGGGTCACGGCGGAGCAGATCTACACCGCGAAGGAGATATTGGAGGAGCAAAGACGTGGACAATGATCCGATTTCCTATGACAAAGCGGATCTACGTCGAATCACGGGCGCGTTCAAAGCGATGGACGATGAAGCAATCGCCGCAGCTAAACGCGAATCATCTGCTCTGGCAGAATTCGCTCAAGGCAAAATAAAAGAAAAGTCAAACACTCGCGGAATTGCAGCGCAACGAATAGCACAAGGTTCACGCGTTTCCAAGTCTTCCAAGATAGGCGAAATCTCTTTCGGTTTCGCCTCTCAAAAATTCTCAGGCGGTGCTACGACTCAGCAACTATGGGGCGGCAACGAATTCGGATCTAATAAGTTTAAGCAATTTCCGGTCTGGTCAGGGCGTGAAGGTCGAGGATCTAAAGGCTGGTTTATTTATCCGACACTTCGCGAGATACAACCAGAACTCATTACTCAATGGGAGAATGCCTTCGATAAGATATTGAAGGAGTGGTAATGGCGGCAGGTTCACGCACGTTAAAACTTTCAATCCTTGCCGACGTTGATAATCTAAAAAAGAATCTCAACGCCGGATCTAATGACGTTCAATCTTTCGGCGATAAGGTTTCCGACTTCGGCAAAAAAGCCGGACTTGCATTCGCCGCAGCTGGAGCAGCCGCAGCCGTCTATGCCGGCAAGTTAGCAATCGACGGAGTTAAAGCAGCGATAGAAGATGAAGCCGCCCAGATACGCCTTGCCAATTCTCTCAAGAATGCAACCGGCGCAACCAATGATCAAATAAAGGCAATCGAAGCAAACATTTTAAAAATGTCTCTCGCTTCGGGAGTCTCGGACGACAAATTAAGACCGTCGCTATCTCGCCTTGCGCTCTCAACTAATGACGCGACAAAGGCTCAAGACCTTCTTACTCTTGCACTTGATATATCTCAGGCAACTGGAAAAGACTTGGAAGGCGTTGCTAATGCTCTAGGTAAGGCATACGACGGCAATAACGCCTCGCTCGGTAAATTAGGAATTGGTCTATCTGCCGCGGAATTAAAGGCTATGAGTTTTACAGACGTTCAAGGAAAACTTTCAGATCTATTCGGTGGAGCCTCTGCCGCTAATGCAAAGACATTCGCTGGACGAATGGAAATTCTTAAGGTTACATTCGCAGAAGCGCAGGAAACAATCGGGGCAAAACTTCTGCCAATTATTCAGGATCTAGTCCAATTCGTAATTGACAAAGTGCTTCCGGCACTCGGTAAGTTTGCAGATTACTTCAAGCCGATAACTCAGGCAATAAACGAAAATAAAGAGACGTTCAAGGCATTCGGTCAATTTATCGTGGACTACGTTGCGCCGGTTCTTGTTACCGTTCTCGGTGGCGCGTTTCAGATTATCGGCAAAATTGCCGGAGGCATTATCGACGTTATTGCCGCAGTTATCAAAGGATTAAACGTTCTCATTCAAGGAGCCGTGCAAGGAATTAACGCTTTAATCGGTGTCTATAACTCCGTGCCGTTCTTGCCTAATGTAGGAAAAATATCCGCACCGACTATCAGCGTTCCAAGTGTTTCCGTTCCGGACGTAGGCGGATCTACTTCTTCTTCTTCAATTACCGTCCCTTCGATTTCAATGGGCGGAAGTGGCACATCGGGCGGCGCAGCTAGTGCGACAAGTGACACACCGCAGTTCTTCAATCCTTCGGCTAATTTCGTTCCCTCATTCGGTAAATCTTCATCTATTGCACTTATGGAGGCAGGGCAATTCCAACGCGAATCATCTATCGTCAATAACATCACGGTTAACGGTGCAATCGACGCCGAAGGAACCGCACGACAAATAGCCGAAGTTATGAATAACGGATACTACCGAGGCACAGGTGGCGCGTCTCAGTTCGTCGGTATTAAGTGACACAATGGAGTCCAGTCTGGGACATAAAGATAAATGGCGTCAGTTATACGACGGTCACGCTTGCGAACCTCTCGATTACTTCTGGACGCTCGAACATCTATATTCAAGCGCAAGCCGGCTATGCAACGATAAATCTAATCAACCTTACGGGAACGGCGATAGTCCCGACGATTAACGACACTCTCTCAATTCAAGTCAAAGACACGTCCGCAACTTATGTCCCGATATTCGGTGGATCTATCGTGGACGTCGGTGTCGTCGTCTCTCAAGTCGGCTCGACAGGAATAGCCCAAACAATTACTATCACGGCTCTAGGAGCCCTTGCAAGGCTTCAAAAGGCACTTACTAACGGCGTACTAACGCAAGACTTTGATGGCGACCAAATCGAGACAATTCTTCGCGAAGTCTTATTCGCTCAATGGCAACAGGTTCCGGCAGCTCTAACGTGGGCGACTTATGATCCGACTACAACGTGGGCGAATGCAGGAAATACGGGACTTGGCGAAATAGATACTCCAGGAAATTATGAACTAGCGCAACGCTCGTCAAGCCGTACAGAAGTTTATTCTCTTGTTGCAGCACTTGCGACATCTGGACTTGGCTATCTTTACGAGGACGCTCAAGGTCTTATTTCATACGCAGACTCAACTCATCGAACTACTTATCTCGCCGCTAACGGCTACACCGATCTTGACGCTAATCACGCGCTCGGTCAAGGAATCAAAATCCAGACACGCGCTGGAGATATTCGAAACGACTTGACTATTAAATACGACACTAATTCATCAAGTGAAGTTAGCGATAGAGATGAAACTTCAATCGGGCTATACGGTGAACTTGCTCAAATTATTACAACGACAATTAAACACGCCGCAGACGCAACAGATCAAGCCGCGTTCTATCTATCTCTTCGCGCCTATCCGCAACCTTTCTTTGAATCTATAACTTTCGCTCTTACAAATCCCGAATTAGATAATTCCGATCGTGACGCTCTTATCGGTGCATTCATGGGGCAACCAATTAACCTCACTAATCTTCCGACAAATATGACATCGGGCAACTTCCAAGGATTCATCGAGGGCTGGAGATTCTCAGCCTCTTACAATGAACTCGCTATTACTCTTCTACTTTCACCGCTGGCATTCTCACTTGTAGCGATGAGATGGAATGACGTGCCAATCGTTGAAACGTGGTCGAGCGTGTCGCCGACACTTACATGGGAATACGCGACAATCGTCGCCTAACAAGGAGGAAATATGGCTAATCCAACAACATACTTCGGCTGGGTCATGCCGACAACGACCGACCTAGTTACAGATCTACCGGCGGACTTCAACGTCTTCGGTCAAGGTGTCGATACTTCCATGCAGGATCTACTCGGTGGCACAACAGGTCAAGTCTTATCAAAAGCGTCCGGCACAAATATGGACTTCGCTTGGATTGAACAAGACGACACAACAATCGCATTCAACGCACAGACTGGCACGACTTACACACTTGTCGCGGCAGACTCGACAAAATTAGTCACGACTTCAAATGCTTCCGCCGTGGTCGTAACAATTCCACAAAATGTATTTACGGCTGGAAACATCATAAATGTGCAATCCATCGGCGTGGGTCTGACAACTATTTCAGGGGCTTCGGTGACTATTACATCAACAGGTGCAAGTGCTATCGCTCCAATTCTTAGAGCGCGTTATTCGGCTTGTTCAATTATTTGTACGGCTTCAAACGTATTTACGGTTATTGGTGATCTTTCATAATGCCATTACTTCTTGGCGTTGCCGCTTCTGGTGCAAAACCTAAAGCCGTCGTTACAGGTGGCACACTTTACACGTCCGGCGGCTATAACTATCGAGTCTTTGCGGCTAATGGAACTTTGGGCGTAACAGTCGGAACATTATCGTGCGATATTTTGCTTATCGCCGGTGGCGGTGGAGGTGGCGCTTATTATGCTGGTCGAGGTGCAGGTGGCGGTGCAGGTGGACTTCTTGGATTAACTTCTCAATCTTTAGTTATTGGAAATTATTCCGTCGTAATTGGAGCAGGTGGAAGTGGAACTAACGGTTCAACTATTGGCGCAGGCACGCAAGGAACTAACGGTGTCAATTCAACGGTAGGCGCGCTCACTGCAGCCGTCGGTGGTGGACTTGGTGGCGGTGAAGGTGGAAGCACTGGAACTTTCCCACGCACAGGTGCAAACGGCGGATCTGGTGGTGGTGGCTCATCAGGTGCAACATCAGCAGCCGGTGGAACCGCAACATCTGGACAAGGTTTCGCAGGTGCAGCAGGTCAAGCCGGAGCAGGTGGTGGCGGTGGAGCCGGAGCAGTCGGAGGCACAGGAACTTCGACATCTGCCGGAGGTATTGGCGGAGCAGGTTCAAATACTTATTCAACTTGGGCGACGGCAACTTCTACCGGTGTCACAGGTTACTACGCAGGTGGTGGCGCAGGTGGTGGCGGTACACCGGCTGGAGGCGTAGGAGGTGGCGGCGCAGCCGATACTGCCGGTACTGCAAATACTGGCGGTGGTGGCGGTGGTGGCGGTGGAGCCTCGGTCGGCAAAAGCGGCGGTTCTGGTTTAGTTATTGTGAGGTATTTAGTATGAGTCATTGGGCAGAATTAGATTCTAACAACAAAGTTATTCGCGTAACTGTCGGCGATAACAATGATCCAAAAGGCGACGAGGGATATCAATGGCTGATTGAAAATCTCGGCGGCACTTGGATAAAAACTTCTTACAATGCAAAAATTCGCAAAAGATTTGCAGGAATTGGATATTCCTACCGCGAAGATCTTGACGCCTTTATTTCTGAGCCTTGCCATGAAGAAGCAATTTTAAACGAAACGACGACATTATGGGAGTGTGAAAATGACAAACATCAAATCGCAATTTCCTAATGGCACTCTTCATCGCGTTATTGAAATCGCTCTGGGCGAAGTCGGAACCGTCGAAGAAGGCGACAACCTAACAAAGTACGGCAAAGCCTTCGGAGTCGATGGTCTGCCGTGGTGCGGTTCATTTTGTAATTGGGTCTTTAAAGAAGCCGGAGTCAAAATTCCATCGGTTATTTCAACGGCGGCAGGGGCTCACGCGTTTAAGAATCTTGCTAAATTTAGAGAAGCGCCTCAAGTCGGAGATCTTGCATTCATGGACTTTCCTCACGATGGCGTGGATCGTATTTCGCACATCGGAATTGTGGTCAAAGTTGCGTCGGATTCGATTACTACAATCGAAGGAAATACGTCTGGGACAGGCGATCAACGCAACGGCGGAATGGTAATGATCAAGACTCGCGCACTCGGTACAGGGTCACCGGTTGTCGGTTTCGGTCGTTGCCGTTTCGCAGAATTCGATAGTGACCTTCCAGTCATTATTGAAACCGTGATAACTCCTAAAAAAAAGATAGGCAGGATAAAAAAATGAAGGAAGCAAAAGCACTAGCTGCGTCGTGGGCGCGCTCTTTCCTAGCGGCTGCAATCGCTCTTATCGCAATCGGTGAGACAAATCCGAAAGCAATTCTTACGGCAGGAATGGCGGCGGTTCTGCCTGTTATCTTGCGAACACTTAATCCGAAGGACGCAAGTTTCGGAGTCAAGGGCTAATGTCTCCGACGGAATGGGCGGCGTTTATTGGTTGCGTTGTTGCAATTATCTCCGCCGTCTATTCCGCTATGCGAATAATGATTAAATCGATACTGCGCGAATTCTCTCCTAATGGTGGAACAAGCATGAAGGATCAGGTCAATAGAATAGAAGCGCGTCTAGATCTACTTCTAGCGGAGATTTTGAAGAAATAGACACGCCGTAAATTAGGCGTAAGACTTGAATATGTCGGCTCTCGATGAGACTCTTTATTCGGGAGCAACGACAAGGCTCCCACGGGAGCAAGAATGATTGAAGACTTGCAATACTGGCTAGCGATTATATGTATCGCAGTTATCGGAATTTCATGGGGCTACTCAAGAGGCTGGAAAGATGGACATTCGGAAGGCTACGTTCGCGGACGTGCTATCGGAAGCGCACTCAAGGAGATTAAGAAATGAGTAATTTCCTAGAAGGATACGAGGACGTCAATGCAAGAATTACAAGAATCCACGTCGAATTTCCGTCATGTCGAATCATCACGCATATCGAGGATATCGACGTCGCTAAAGGTTACGTACTCGTCAAGGCAGAATTCTTCAAAGAGTTCGAGGATCACGTTCCATCATTCACAGATTACGCGCTGGAAATGCGGTCAGATCGTGGAGTCAATCTGCACTTCTGGGTCGAGAACGGAATCACTAGCGCAATCGGACGAGTCATAGGACTGGCTTCACCTTCTAAGGATCCAAAAACTGCCGCTCGTCCAACACGTCAAGACATGGAAAAAGTTGAACGCCTATCCACGTCCGACGTTTCAGAATTAAAGAAAAGCGACGCTTGGACTTCTATCCCATCGTGGGACACTAAAGAAGCCGCCGAATCTGCCGGAATGCCAACACTCGGAACGGCAATAGAAGACATCAAAGAGTCAATAGGTGAGCCGGTTATTTACGATCCTCTTATCTGCCGACACGGGCAACGCAATTTCAGATCCGGAGTATCTAAGAAAACAGATAAGCCTTACGGTGGCTGGTATTGCCCTAATGGAATCATCTCACACCAATGCGAAGTGGTGTGGGGCGTATTAGGTGCAGACGGTAATTGGGCGGTCAAGAAATGAGCGAATTCGTAGAGATAATAAATCCGCGTACAAAGATGGCGAAACTGTTACTTGATGGAAAAGTTACTGCCGAATATCTAATCGAACAATGTGATTCGTGTCTATTGTTACTTCGATTCGATTCTGCCGGTTATCAAGTATTAGATCGTGAAAAAATCATGTGGTTGTGTCTAAATTGCCGTCCTTCGAATTAAGATATTCAGTTGCATTCGCCGATGAAATGTATATTCATCAAGCTGCAACAGATAAAATCTTACAAGGATCCGCAATCATGGGAACTCAGCCTAGATACAATCTGGCTCTAAACACGCACGAGCAGGTTAGCGAATTAGCCGAATCTATAACTGCGGAACTTATTGTGGCACGTTACTTCGGACTCGATTATGACGCACGTCAAAATAACGGAAAACGTCACGCCGACGTGACTATGGCGAATAAACAAGGCTTGGAAATCAAGTGGACGAAATACGAATCGGGTCACTTGATTATCTATCCTAATGACAGAGATAGCGACGTGGCGGTGATGGTTGTAGGTAAATCGCCTACCTATCGCATAGTCGGCTGGATACCGGTTCAATTCGCTAAACGTGCTAAATACAAACACCGCTCGCAAGATTCATGGTGGATAGAGCAGCACAATCTCTTTCCGATTGAGGATCTAGTAAGGAGCGAACATGGACGTTCACTTATCTAAATGCAGAATCTGCAAGAAGATTACAATGCAACGCGAGCGAATTGTCACGGACAAACTTCCGCCTAATGTCAAAGTGCTGGAATGTCTCAAATGCGGAGTCATGGGCGTGGTGTTACTGGAGAGTAACTTATGAATAGTTATCCACAGGAGTTATCCACAGGCACACTCAACCTGTGGACGACACGCAGGAGTCGCGCTCAAGTTATCCACATACTCATCAGTAACTTGACGAGAGGAGTACGCTCCAGAATCGCAGAAGAGCCGCCTAGGCGTCTCGCTCGAATGCGCTTCTCGGTGCTATCGGGACTGCTATGTGTAATTGGCATTACATCGGCTTATTCATCAAATGCAATTAGCAACACAACGGAAATCTATAAACTCTATGCACACACCAAGTTACTCAACTCTAAAGAATTTCATTGTGTAGATCTACTATGGACGAAAGAATCTCAATGGAATCCATTATCTAAGAATAAACAATCAACTGCTTATGGAATACCTCAGCTGCTAAAGATGAAAGAACGTGATCCGTTCAAGCAGATAGATTTAGGGCTAAGATATATTAATCATCGTTATGTAACTCCATGCAAGGCTTGGGAATTCTTCAAGAAGAAGGGTCATTACTAATGGCTACTCAAAGCGCAAGGGCTAAAGGAGGCACAACCGCATGGCGCAAAATACGAAGCAGAATCCTTGCTCGCGATGGCTGGACGTGCCAATACTGCGGAAACGATGAACACGCCCTAATGACCGTGGATCATGTCATTCCGATATCTAAGGGCGGAACTGATGAGGATTTAAATTTAATAAGTGCGTGTCAAAGGTGTAATTATTCGAAAGGCAATCGAATGGGGCGGTTTTTTGGAGGGGCTAGAACACCTTTGACTCTTCTTTCTCTTTT